CAGAAGTTTCCAAGTAAGCTAAAGTATTTATTTGAACCACACCGATATAAGGTAGCTTATGGAGGGAGAGGGTCTGGTAAGTCTTGGAGCTATGCAAGAGCTTTACTAATGATGGGCACTGAAAAGCCTTTAAGAGTTTTATGTACAAGGGAAATCCAGAAGTCTATTAAGCAATCAGTTCACACGCTGCTTAAAGATCAGATACAAGCATTAGGTCTGGGTGAGTTCTACGAGATAGTAGAGAACGCTATACGAGGAAAAAATGGGACTGAGTTCAACTTCGCAGGTCTTGCCACCAATACAGTTGAAAGTATTAAATCCTTTGAGGGAGTTGATATAGTCTGGTGTGAGGAAGCACAGAACATAAGTAAAAGATCATGGGACATCTTAATACCTACGATCAGGAAACCCGACAGTGAGATCTGGGTAACATTTAATCCTTACATGGATACAGATGATACCTACAAGAGATTTATTATTAACAAGCCTAGTAACGCTAGGATAGAAAAGATTAACTATACAGACAATCCTTTTTTCCCAAAGGTGTTGGAGATAGAAAGAATACTATGCAAAAGGCACAACTCTGAAGATTATGCAAACATCTGGGAGGGGGATACTAAAGCTGCTGCTGATGGTGCTATTTATCACAATGAGATAAGACAAGCACAGGAGTCTGGCAGGATCACTACTGTACATCCAGATGTCTTACTAAAGACTCATGTTGTAATGGATCTAGGGTGGAATGATTCTATGTCTATTATCTTATGCCAAAGAAACTTATCCGAGATAAGGGTTATAGATTACATAGAAGATGATCACAGGACATTAGATAGCTATTCAGATCAACTGAAGCAGCTAGGACATAATTGGGGTACGATGTATTTACCTCATGATGCTAGGAACAAAGATTTTAAATATGGAACATCAGCTGAAGAAATTATGCAAAGACTTGGATGGACCACAGAAGTGATACCTAAATCAAATATAGAGACTGGGATCAAGTTAGCAAGGATGACATTTGACAGAGCTTACTTTGATCAGAACAAAGCAAAAAGATTAATAGAGTGTTTAAAGAACTACAGAAGAAGCATTAACCAAACAACACAAGAACCACAAGCACCTTTGCATGATGAATACAGTCATGGTGCAGATGCATGGAGATATACCTGTGCAATTGTAGATAGCATGAGTAACGATGATTCATCTTGGGATGAACCATTAAAACAAAACAACCAATGGATAGTTTAAATGGCATATGATAAAGAAAAAATAGATTCAGAAGATAATAGAGAATTAATTAAAACTATTGAATCTAACATTGATGACAGTCTAGGTTATATACAGACAGAAACATCTAAAGAAAGACAGACAGCTCTTGAATTCTACATGAGAGAACCTTATGGCAATGAGGTAGAAGGTCGTAGCCAAATAGTCACTGGTGAAGTGGCAGAGGTAGTTGATGGGTCACTACCATCTATCTTAAAAGTGTTTACACAATCTAATAACGCTGTTGTGTTTGAGCCAGTAAATGAAGGTGATGCTGAAATGGCTGAACAAGCTACCATGATGGCTAACCATGTATTCTATAAAGACAATAACGGCTTTGAGATAATGCATGACTGGTTCTGGGATGCACTGTGCCAAAAAGTTGGAGTGACTAAATGCTACTATGACGAAAAGAAGGATACAACCATAGAAAAATATGAGATGCTTACTGAAGATGAGCTGACCATGATTATGCAGGACGAAGAAATTGAAGTTGTAGGTCAAGAAGCAGTAGAAGAAATTGTAGAGCAAGAGCAACAACCTGCTATGGACCAGATGGGACAGCCATTAATAGATGAAATGGGTATGCCAGTAATGATGGATACACCTCCAGTCATTAATATTTATTACAACATTAAATGTAAGAGGACCAAAGACAACTCTAAAATTAAGATAGAGAATGTAGCTCCAGAAGAATTTTTAATAGACAAGAGAGCAGTAACTATAGAAGATGCTTCTTTTGTTGCACAAAGAAAACTAGTCACAAGGTCTGAATTGATTGCAATGGGTTATGACAAAGAGCTAGTATATTCATTGCAAAGAGGAGATACGCTAGACTTTACACCTGAAAGAATATCAAGATATGGTGATGGAGAACAACCATCAGATGTCAATGATTCTGGTGATGAAGCAATGGAATTAGTTGAATACTATGAATGTTATATAAGAGCTGATTTAGATGATGATGGCATATCAGAGTTGCATAGAATTTGTTATGCAAGTAAAAAGATATTATCTTCTGAAGAATGTGATTACATTCCTTTTCATAGTGTATGTCCATTCCCTGTTCCTCATAAATTCTTTGGTCAATCGTTAGCAGATAGAGCAGTAGATCTACAGTTAATCAAGTCTACTATTACCCGACAAATGCTAGACAATCTATACCTAACGAATAACTACAGAGTAGGTGCAGTAGAAGGACAAGTTAACTTGGATGACTTACTAACATCTACAGCAGGTGGTGTGGTTCGTATTAAGAATCCAAATGCATTAGTACCTTTATCAGTACAATCTAGTGCAGCACAATCATTCCCTATGCTTGAGTATTTAGATACAGTACAGGCTAAAAGAAGTGGTGTATCAGAAGCATCACAAGGATTAGATCCAAACATCCTTCAGAATGTGACAGCTACAGCAGTCAGTGCAATGAGTAGTGCAGCAGGTGGTAAGCTTGAACTGATAGCAAGAGTATTTGCAGATACGGGTGTAAGTTCTCTTATGAAGGGCATCTTACACCTACTTTGTAAATACCAAGACAAAGAAAGAATTATCAAGGTCAACAATAAGTATGTCCCTATGAATCCAAGAGAGTGGGACACACAATACAATGTCACAGTTAATGTTGGATTAGGTACTGGTAGCAAAACAGAACAGCTTGGTGTGATGCAGATGGTCCTAGATAAACAAGAGCAGATGCTACAGCAATACGGATTAGGTAATCCATTAGTCAGTCTAAAACAATACAGAGATACATTGGCTAAATTTGTAAACATGGCAGGATTTAAAGATGAGTCTGGATTTATTAAAGACTTAACAGAAGAACAGTCAGAACAACTTGCCCAAGCTCAATCACAAAATCAACAAGCAGATCCTAATACTGAAGCAGCTAAAATTCTTGCAGAAGTAGAAAAAGAAAAAGCAGAGATGAAGATGCAGTCAGACATGGCTAAACTTGAAATAGAAAAACAAGAGCTAGAACTTAAAGTACAAAAAGAAATGCTAGAGCTACAACAAAAACAAGTTCAGTTTGAAAAAGAAATGGCATTAAAAGAAATGCAGTTAGCTCAAAAAGCACAGAGTGAGAAAGAAAAATCTGATGTTAATAAGACAAAAGAGATTATCAACTCTTTAGAAAAAATACAAAACATGACAACACCTAAATTATGACAAAAACAGAAGCATTTAAAAACCTTTTACAAAGTCAAGAACTATTAGACGAAGTAGAAGAAATGAAAAAAGAATTAACAGACATGATTGTAAATTCTGATGATGATGAAGCAGCAGTAAGAGAAGCAGCTTATCTACGAATTAAGACAATTAACGAACTCATGGCTCGTTTTGAATCTATCGCAAAGAATGATGATATCAAAAACAAGGCATGGAAAATAATATAGGCATTTAGCCTGTATGGGAAAGCCACACCTAGATGGCATAAGGAAAGAAAAATGATTGATGAAACCATGACTTCCGATACAACGGAAAGTGGAAATCTAACAGTAGCAGATGCAGCTTCACAGATTGAAGGTATGTTATCTACTCCAGAGGACTCCACAGAGCAACCAGAAGCAGTAGAAGAACAAACCGAAGTAGTTGAAGAAGTAGAGGAAACAGAAGCAGAACCAGAGGTTGAGTTTGAAGAAGAAACCGAAGAAGAAGCTGAAGAAGAATCCGAAGTTGAAGGCATTGAGGAAGAACAAACTTTTACTATTAAAGCTAGTGGTGAAGAAAAAGAAGTTACCCTTGATGAACTAAAGAAGTCTTATCAACTCGGCACTGATTATACTAAAAAGACTCAAGAAGTAGCTGAACAGCGTAAGATCATTGAGCAGGAAGCTAAAGCTATTATTGAAGCCAGAAAAGTTAGAGATGACTATTCATCAAAATTACAGGCAGTAGAACAATTTCTATTGAGTAACAATGATGCTCCAGAAGATCTGTCTGCAATGAAAGAGAACGACCCGATAGGATATTCAGTTAAGGTCGCAGAGATGACCGAAAAAAAAGAACAGTTACAAGCTATCCAAGCTGAAAAGCACCGACTTGCACAAGAGCAACAATCGGAACAAGCAAAACAGTTACAACAGTTTGTACAAGAAGAAGCACAAAAATTATCAGTATCCTTACCAGAGTTTTCAGACAAAGCTAAAGGCGAACAAGTCCGTAATGACATTCGTAGCTATGGCAAAAAGATTGGATTCACAGATGCAGAGTTATCTCAAGTCTATGATTCTCGTCATGTATTGGTATTACATAAAGCAGCACAGTATGACAAATTAATGTCAGGTAAAGCTAATGTTAAGAAGAAGGTAGCGAAAGCTCCTAAAACAGTCAAGGGTGGTGCAAAGGTAAAACAAACCAATATAGATACAAAACGAAAAC